GTCGCGAAGGAACAGATTTTTTTGCTGAAACCATGCGAAATTTGTCTTACGTAAAATCAGATGCACCAACAATTTACAAAACACCATTCCTTGATCAAGGTGGCGATGTAGCACAGCGGGTTTTAAGAATAGAAAGCAAATTTCCTAACGGTGCAATTGCTAACGCAATGAACGAGCAAAGACAACAAGCTGGTGATGCGTTTCAAGGTGTAATAAATCCTACGTCAAGATCTGCTGGTGCAGTTGATGATGCGTTTCGTCAGGGGCTAGATCACATTACTGGAAATTTAACAGTACAAAGAAACCAATTGCTTAAAACTTTAGATGATTTAGAACTTCAAAGAGGTGCACTAAACACTGTTGCGGAAAAAGAAGCAAATAAAGCTGCAAAAAAAGAAGCAATAGAAACGTTTAATGCACAAATAAGCAAATATGAAGCTTTAGTGTTATCAACTAGAAAAATTTCTCCTGCTCAAGCGGGTTTAACGGCAAGAAAGAAATTAGCCGATAGTTTTGTTGATGTTTCGGTGCAAAAAGGCAAAAATTTTACAGAAGCTTATACTTCTTTATCTGGCGTAGCTACCCCAGTTAGTGATGTAAGTAACGTTTTTTCAAGGCACAGTAGGGAATTAATTACTGACATAGAAGGCGAAGCAATCGGCATTTTAAATGCTAATGCTCGCAACACTTCTAATACTGCCTTGAAAAGACTAGATGACCTAGCGGCTTCAGGAGGAAGCATTGATTTTAAATCTGTAAATGAGATTATTCAAAAAATTGAAGAAAAAACGCGACGAGGTAATTTTGTAGCTGGTTTTGATGCAAATCAATACAAAGCACTAGCTGACGATCTTCGTGTATTAAGATCTCAAATGCTAGAAGGAGCAGATCCCAATGCTGTTGCTCAATTTGAAAACGCAAATCTTTATTATAGGGATACTTATTTAAGTTACATTGGCGGAGATATAGAATCCATCATTAAACCTGAAATGGGTCAGTCCTTCTATGATGCTATAAGTGCAAAAGCATCTAACGGAGTTAATCCGATGAATCCTGTTGGTGATCTTCTTCCTCCGTATAGAAAAACAGATGATGCCGTATTAACAACTGTTTTAAAAGACAGCGGAACAACTAAAAAATACCTAGAACTAGCGGATGCTGACCTAGCGACTAGGCAACTTCTTCAGGACAGTTGGCTAGAAAGTAAGGGGTTAATAGCTGGTGAACCAATTGATCTTGATGTTATTTTAAACTTAAAGGGCAAGGACATGGACATGGTTCGTGTATTATTTCCAGAAGGTCAGGGAGCGTCTCCACAAGCTGGTGTTGCTGGATGGAATTCCAAGGTTGAAATATTTGATGAATTAAAACGTTTAGGTAAAGGGGAGGATGACGCAATTGTTACATTATCTCAGGACACATTTGAACGTATTATGAGATCTGGCTCTAAAAAAGAAATGGCAGAACTTAGAAAAATTGCTATAAAAGAAAATGAGGTTAAAGAAAAATTAGCAAAGTATTCTCAGACAATGGTCAACATGGTTAATGAGGGAAGAATTCCCTTGCCTAAAAATAGGGTTGAAATGGATACGTTCCTAGAGGGGGTCATGAAGTCAGACCCAATCCAACAGGAGAAGTTTATCAAAATTATATCTGAACAAGGTGACGATGCGTTGCTTGATTTACAAGGCTCTGTTTACCACGAATTGATTCGTAGAACAAAAGTAAAGGGCAAGCTGGTTGATCAAGCTAGTCCCAAGGATAATACTCTTTGGGATCCGTTTGAAATGGCTAATGAGTTAGAAGCCAACAAAGAGTTTCTTTTGCAATTGATCGGTCGTGAAGGGTACGACAATTTAGTTGTAACCAATAGGGGACTACAGGCTCTAACTAGACCCGTAAAGGACGACGGCAAGCAGTTAGTGCCACGAGTCGCTATGACTAGTTCTGGGTTTAACTTCTGGGCTTCAAATGCACTCTCTCCAGTCACCGACAGAATTGGTGCAGTGGTTATGGGGATGCAAGTTAGACATCCCCTTAAGAAAGTAATCAATGCCAAGACATACGATAATTATCAAAATTCTATTATCAAGGGTGCATTTCTTTCAGCTAAAGGTCTTCAGATGTTAAACAGTGAGGCGGAAGCTTCCCCAGAAATGAACTCTTGGATTAACGGTAACCTTCAGGCGATCAAGGACGAGGCAAATGAGCAACGGAAAATAGCTTTCCCAAAGAGGGAAATAAATGATGTACCCCCTAGCCCGCCAGAAGAATTGCTGGAAGGAATGTCACAATTTCAAACAGCCCAATAAAAAGCCCCACCCCCGAAAGGGGCAGGGCTTAAAAAGGGGGTAAACGGAGAGATAAGAAACGAACTCTCTGCTGGTAGTTACCTATACAGCTTCCCTTTTAAATTGATTTTATTATAGTCTGCGGGTCAATACCCGTTAGTCAAGTGATAGATACTATTATTTTGGGGGTACCCTGTTTTTGTTATACAAACCTACCCACGCAATGGTAATGCTTAAATAAGCAACCGATGTCCCGCTCACCTTCACGGTTCTTGGCTATCTTATAAGTAAGCTCGGTGTAAGCACCCTTTGAGTCCATGCCCTTGGATGATTCCGTGTCCCCGTTACGAGGATACATGAGTAAAACGACATCAGCATCGTTCTCAATGTCCCCAGAATCCTTTAGATCGTATAAGCTCAAGCCACCTTCACGCTTAGCCCCCTCACGGTTTACTTGGGCAAGTAATATAACTGCAACATCCAGTTCCAACGCCATCTGTTTGATTCTGTGAGATATTTTAGCAATGCCCTCAGCCTTACCTGCTTTGTCGCTGAACGGAATGAGTTGCAAGTAATCAACAACGATTAACTTTACTCCCATCTTCTTAACCATGCTCCGTGCTTGTCCCGCAAGATCGTCCGCACTCCTTACAACGTGCGAAGTGTAAATGGGCATTGCGTTTAGCTCTGCGTTAAACTCTTTGAACTTCTCCGCTCGTTGCTTTCCCACCGCACTATCATTAATAGTCTTGTAATTGATGCCCGACAGGGTTTGCAGTAAACGCTTCGTCACTTGCTTCTTTGGCATCTCAAAAGAAAAAATGGCTACCCCCTTTTCCTGTCTCTTCGCGGCGTTCAACGCTATGTTCAATGCTAATGCTGATTTACCGCAGGAAGTGGGTGCCGCAATGGTTAACACTTCACCAGCCGCTATACCACCGCTACCCAGCATAACATCCAACCGTCCTATGTTGGTAGTAATGACATCCGCTTGAAAATCACCACTCATGATTGAATCAATCTCATCATTTATGGAATCAGTAGCAGTAGACAAATCCAGTTCCGTGGTATCTACCCGAATGTCGGCATTTAAATCCGAATCAAGTTCCGCCTTTATCTCATCGGAACCAGTAGCTTCAGCTTCAGCCTTCTCCCTAGCCAACCTACAAGAGCGTATAACATTGCGGAGTTTAGATTTTTCGGATACGGTCTTGGCACAGAATGCAAAGTCCAAGGGAGTAGTCACCTTGTCCATTAACCGCATCATACCTACAACGCCCCCGATCTCATCAGTTCCATTGACTGACTTGATGTACTCCATTGCGGAGACTTCATTTAGGGGCTGGTTACTATCGCATATAGATTTTACCGCACCGAAAAGTATCTTGTGCCTTAGTTGAAAAAAATCATCTGGAGAAACTATGTGACTAATCTCATCGTAGTAACTTCCGTCTTCATGGTTAATACAAGTTGCTATAACTTTCTCTTCAGCTTCTAGGTTATGGGGTGGTGCTTTCAGTTCGTCTGTTATCATTTCGTTCCTTTATTTGGTTTAGTATTTGGTTTAGCGAATTCAGAAATATTCCTATCTCATGCCTCTTTTTCGCCGTTTGGGCTTGGTCAATGACATTCAATGCCATCGTTGCTAGTTCGTCAATCTCTTTCATTTAGTCCTTATAATTTGAGCATAAAAAGCCCCCCAAGATTTCCTCAAGGGGGGCAGTTTTTTTTACTTGCCTCGTTCCAACATCCCCAAAGCAATTAAAGAATACCCGATTAAGTCACGGAATATATCTTTGTCTTGGTCGCCGATTGACTCAACCGCTAGGGTTCCATCAGCACACAAGGCTTTAGCTCGTTGGAATTTATCTTGCATACGAATGCAGATTCCAGTTAAAGGGGGTACCCCGAATTCAACAGATTGATCAAAGTTTGCAAACGGATTGTTGCAAGAGTTACCGCCAGTATAATCGGCATTCTTCTTGGCAGTTAGGGCGAGTATCGCGTCAACTTCTTGTTGTCGGAACTCACTCCACCACTGTTTGTCGTAAACTTTCATCTTCAGTGAATTGGACTTCATCCTTAGAATGGTGCTTCGTCGTTAGTAGGCGTGGTAGGCACGTTGGGGGTACTGTGCCCACCGCTAACATCCACCTGCTTATCTTCTGGGGCGTAGTCACAAGCAAGACTAAGCATCGGTTGCCCGCTCTTAGTACTACGCTTCCAACCTTTTAGGTAATAAACACCCGCTTTATCCACAGTAATCTTACCAGAATAATCGGGGTGGCTTTCTTTCTCCTTGCGGTCATTAATAAAAAGACCACCAGAGTTCATGTATTTATTTTGTTCGGACATAATTTTTAGAATCCTTGGGTTGTTGTTGTTGTATTTTTGGGAGAGTCCTTGCCGTGCTTGTTAGTAGCGTCGGGGTCTTTAGTATCGTCAATAGCGAAAAGAGCATTTAAAGAATACTTTCTTGCGTAGGAACTAGCGGAGCCAGTGATTTGTGCTTCGTCCATACCCTTCTTGGATTCTGCCTCACGAGCAAATGATTGTGCGGTGATAACTTCTTCGCTATTGCTATCAGCAAGAGAAGCGTTCGCCTTCACATATACTCGTCCAGCAACCTCAACGATCTCATCGTTAATCACTAGCGAGCAATCCCAAACATTTAGTAAGGGCTTTACTGCGTTTAATATATCTTCGGCACTTCGGTAATTGTAACCACCGAACTTATTGGTTTGTCCCTTGGGGGCTTTCAAAGAGGATTGTATCCACTGTAACTTTTGGCGTATGTTGTCAGCCTTTTTATTTTGTTCGCTCATATTTTTCTTTTGTTAATTTGCGGAAGAGTTCCGCTCTTTGCTTTTGATTAGAACACCCGTCAAGTTCATCCTGACTTGCGTTCATGTTCTTAAGAGTTTCAGTTTGCTCTGCACTTGTCAACTTATTTTTGAATTTATTTCTAAGTTGATTCAGTCCAGCGTAATGAAGTATGCCAGAATCCCTTTGTTCAAGGTACCCCGATATAGCTTCAAGGGTAATCGGAAGAAATTCTTTATCACCCTTGCACATCCCCAAGTAAAAATTCTCTATCTTTCCAAGAAGACTGTTTGCTTGGCGGGATATGACTCCCCGAACCATGCCAGTCTGATGGTCGTGATCAACCACCCAATCATCACCCTTGGTAGAAAGTATTGGGCAACAAGTCGGCTTGTTCTTTTCTCGGTAGGCTTTGATCTTGCTTTGCGGTAAGTAGCTCATAGCGAATTAGTCGGTTCTCCGTTTATCACGGATATTGATTGCTTAAGCACTCGTTTTTCTTCGGACAAGTCCTTGCGTTGTTGTTCCATTCGCTCAATTTTAAAACTGAGTACCCTGCTTTCAGCACGGATCATTTCAATTCTAGTTTGAAGCCGTTCCAGTTGCGAGTCCATTTTTTATATTCCGTTTCCAACGGTAGTAGGTTGTGGTGTGGACACCGCACTCATAACAAGCGTGTTTAATGGGGTACCCGTTTTTGATAAAATATTCTATTTCATGAATCGTGTCGTTCCGATCTTCCTCAGTCAAGCAGTATGCTCCTTCGCGAAGCTCTATTGGTTCTTCAAGCTCATCGCATTCTTTCTGCAATCGCTCGTTGGTTTCGTATTCCTTAGAGATTCTTTGCTCCGCCCAGCTTATAAAATTACTGATACTATCCGCACTCGCCATCCGTGATGTCCTCCACATTTAGAATGATTCCAGTTCCGCCCCTTTTGAAATGAACCAATTTGTCCCTACCTTGATTTCGGGAAAGCAATAAGCGAACCGCATCCTTGGAATTGTGTGCCCACTTAATCGCATTGCTTGTGAAGTCACTCGGCACATCGTTTCTTTTGTATGTTATTTTATACTCTCTCATTTTATGACGGGCTTCATTCGTTTTGCCCAGTAAATTTTACTCGCTAGTTTGGCATTGTTAATCCCCCACTTCATTTCCTCTGGAGTCCA